TATCCTCTTCGTTATGATCCTAATCCTTCAGTTAGTTTTAAATGGTATGGTAATAAGCTGATATTTCGTGATTTTGCTGATTATCGTTATCGTGGTGATGTATTTGAAATTGTTGGTCTAATTCTTAAAAAGAATTGTACTAATAATAAAGACTTCGTTGAGATATGTTCTAATATTATTGAATATGCTTCTGATGTTCTTAATGATTCACCTTACGTTAATCGTGTATATCAAGCTCAAAATAAGATTATCAATAATGAATTTCGTGTTATTACAACTATAAATCGTAAAATGACTTTTTATGATTATAGGTATTATAATCAATTTGGTATTACTAATGATCTTGTAGATAAATACGTGAAAGCTGTTGAATCTTTTAAGATTGATGGTGTTAGTAATCCATATTATTATACTCGTCATGATCCTTGTTATGAATATCAAGTCAATGATGGTTGTATTAAACTCTATTTTCCATTTAGAAATAAGCATACTGCTAATCGTTTCATTACTAATAATAAGTGTCCTCTTGAAAATCTTGAGACTTTAACTGATACTAATTATAAGTTGATTGTTAAGTCTCAAAAGGATAAACTATTAATGTTACGAATACTGAGAGAGTTGAGAATTAATGATGTTGGAGTTTATGTGATTGCAAGTGAAACTGCTAAACTTCCTGATGATATTGTTGATGTTTTACGAAAGACTACTAGGATTCAAGTTTATGTTATGCTTGACACTGATAATACTGGTCTTACTTCCGCTATCGAATATGAAAAGAATTATAGCTTTATTGCTTTGTTCATGACTAAAGGTTATAGTGCTAAAGATCCTACAGATTTAGTTCGTATTACAGATTACAACTTCGTTAAGAAAAAGTTTGCTAATATGTATTTAAATGAGATCGTAAATGGTAAAAAAGGAGGAGTTGTGCCCTGATGCGCAACGGCTATTATGTGAGGGTGTTCCTCTTAGAGCTTTAGGTGATGGTACTAGGTACTTCTTATATCCTATGAATAAGACTGATTATAATATAGTTATTGATGCTGTTAAACAGCTTCGTGAAGCTATGAGTAAGATGTCTTATCAAAACGCTCAAATTAAACTAAATCAATTCGTTCATACTTGGGGTTTTAATCCTTTTAAAGAAGGTGCATTTATGGGCGAAACTAAGATTAAGTCTGATGAGGACTTTAAGATTGTTGAAACTCTCTTTGAAGTTGTTCAAGGTAAACTTCACAATAAACAAGCATTAACTGGTAGTTATCAATGTTTCTGTCATAAGAACTTTAAAACTATTGCTTATGCTCCTCATAAGACTATTCGTGATTCTTGGAATTGTATGTTGATTGCATATAATAATCCTACGCATTGTATTGTTTTATCTCATAATGTTGATGAAGATGGCAATCGTATATGGGGATGATAACGTTACTACTCTTTACAAGCGTGATGCACTGGGGCGTATCGTGTTTTGGAGAATTGAGACTGACGGAAGCCACGAGAGGGTGTCATACGGCTTGTTTGAGCGACTTTCAGACGTTGGACAGGTAATTGTATCAGCTTCAACAAAGACCTCTTATAAGAGCCAAATCAAGCGTAAAATCGATCGAGGATACAAGACGGCAGAAATGTATGGTGTTACTAGTGATATGTATGAGAGTGCTAATCAACTTCATGATCTACTAGATAACGTCATTCCTAAATTTGCTACTGATGCAAATAATGTTGATAAACCTATGAAGTGTCAAAAGTGGAAAACTGGCATTTTTGATTATTCTAATGGTGCTTTTGCTGATCCTAAGATTAATGGGGTACGTTGTACTATCAAGTATGAAGCTGTTGATAACGGTTTATTTGGTACTACTTATGAGGTTGTTATTCGTAGTAAAGAAGGTCTTCGTTATAATGTAAAACATATTGAAGATGCTTTTATGACTTATGTTTATTGTACTCCCAATTATAGAAATATTACTTTTGATGGTGAGCTTTATATTAAAGATCAAAAGAATACTACTATTGGTGGTGCTGCACGTAATCCTAAGAATCCTCTTCATAAATATCTTCAATTTGTGAATTTTGATCTTAGTATTCCTGATGTTTCTAATAGAGATCGTTATCATCTTCGTAGAGATATTTTGAATCATGCTTGGAATAAAGCTACAGTTTCAAATTCAGATGATATTTATATTCAGTTTAAACCTGAAGAACATGATGCTACCAAAAGTGCTAAAATAGTTTCGTTATGTTCTATTAATATTAAAGGCGATTCTGATGTTGAAGCTTATAGAGATCGTTGTATTGCAGCCGGTTATGAGGGTTGTGTTGTTCGCTCTAAGATTGCAGAATATAAGTTCGGTTCTCGTCCACAAACTATGATGAAAGCTAAGAAGTGTGAAGAGACTGAATGTTTGTGTTTAGATATTCTCGTTGATCGTATAACTAAAATTGTTGATGGTCATGAGATAGTTTATAATTATGCTAAGTTCAAATGTAAGAATGATTTAAATGCTGAAACATTTGAAGTTAAGCCTACAGCTATTTATAATGGCAATACCGATAATACTATGACAAGTGATTATATTCTTAGTCATAAGAATGAGTTTATCGGTAAAATGCTTGCCATTAAGTTTTATGAACGTACAGATAAGAACATTCCGTTTAATGCTAATGCTTACGGAGTTCGTGATTATGAATCTAACGATTAATTACATATAATGGAAGATACAAATCCTTTTAAAGAAGAAGAGGAAATTAAACAAGACATTCCTGTTGATAGTTCTCCTTCTAAAGTTGAAGAAGAATTATCTGCACTTGCTATTACAACTGAGAAGTATAAACCTATTGTAATAAATGGTGTTTCAATTCCGTCTGTTGTTAGAACAGATGCTCCTGATAAACCATATATAGTTACAGAGCCTCGAACTGTTGCTGATTTATCTAAGGATGAAGTTGATTGGCTTAATACCAATATTAATTTCATTCTTGATGCTACTGGCGAATTTATTCCTGTTACTAGTGGTAATCAGTTTGTATTCTATCAAACTCTTTTGAAAATTCAGTATTATATTTATGCTCATAATATTCCAATTGAGTTCTTTGATGGTAACAATGAAAAAGCTCGCTATTATAAGATTTGGAACATCGGTTATTTGATCGATAATGAAAATTATGATAGTGCTTATGAACCTCAATTTCATATTTGTGTTGATAGTAACATGAGTGCTGAAGTTGAGTCTTGTGATCATGCTATTAAGATGTTTAACAGATATACTTATAATCTATTTAAGGGTGCTGTGAAACTTATAGATTATAAAGTCCCTAGAGGTAGTTCTTTAGCTATTGCTAAATGTTCTGCAAGACTTATATTTAATACTGTTGAAGATTTTGAAGCTTGGATTAAAGATGATGTTATTCCAGCTACAGAAGCTCCTACAGATAATCATATTCTTTCATTCTTCCCTAAACTTAATCCTTTGTATCTAAATTCTAAAGTTAGAACACTTGATACGTTTAGTTTCTATGCTAATCCTAAAGCATGGATTGCTCAGAATGAAGCTGGTAATACTTATAAAGCTAAGTTTAATATTTTGATGTTTCCTGAGTTTATTGGAGCATTAACTATTACAACTTATCATTCAGCCGCTAAGACGATTGAGGTTAATATGGAACAACTTTCTAATCGTCTTAAAGCTATTGCAGAAAGTCATATTTATAAAAAGGCTTAGCTATGGATGCTGTTAGTAGTGTTACTAAAGAAATGTTTCGTAGATATTTCATAGCAGCACTTGTTAGCATTGGTATTCCAATTGATCAAGCTAATTTGTTTTGTTGTATGAATCAACGTAAACGTCTCATGGATTTTGGTATTTGTACCGTTATTTCTATGAAGCTTGATGAGTTTATGGAAGCTAGAGTTCCTGATTATAAAGGCTGTATGCCTAACGATGATTGGGAAGCTATTATGAATTATAACTTTTCAGATGATTAAAATATGAAAGTTGTTATTACTAAACATTTTCCTTTTGGTAAGTTTGTTGCTATTAATATGTTTGCTAGACTTTATCTTAAAGATAAAGATAAATCTAGGTTTACATTAATGATTAGGTATCCTAATAGATATTTTAAACTCATTCAACATGAACGTTCTCATACTAAACAACAGAATGACCTCTTAGGTATATTCTTTTATGTATGGTACGTCATTGAATGGTTCTTTAAACTCTTCACTGAAGGTAAGGCTTATCGTGAACTTTGTTTCGAGCGTGAAGCTAGAGCTAATGAGACTAACGTAGATTCTTATAATGTTATTGTACATTACAAAAATGGTAAAGCTTATACTATTATGCAAGATAGTATTCCTATTTGTACTTACTATGACATTAATGATGTTATCAAAAATATTGATAATATTAAGTATCTTGAGTTTAAACCTTTGAATGTTAAAGGTAGTCTTATTAATCGTAAGTGGGGTAGTTGGTTGAAATACGTATTTAAAAGATAATATGGGTTGATTTCTTATTCAATTATAGCCTATGCTGTGAAGCACGCTGTTGAAGCCGCTGGTCTTAATTGACTAGCGGCTATTTTGTTTAATTTAAAATTGTTATTATGAATTTTGGAAAAGCTATTGAACGTGTTAAGACTCGTTCTTATATTGCAAGACGTGCTAATTGGGATGATGATGTATTTATATTTGCACAGGTTCCTGCTGATATAAATGAAGAAACTATTCCTAAAATGCAAAGTCTTCCAGAAGTTGTTAAGTATGAGATTATAGAAGCTTGTATTACTAGTCTTAATTATCAGAATCAAATTTGTAAGTTTGATAATGGTGATATTACTTATTACACACCAACTGGTGATGAGATTTTTGCTGATGATTGGGAAACTAAGAGTGATGATGTTCTAGCTAAATGGGAAAATATATGACACCTGAAAGTGTGAGTGCTGTTATAGATTCTCCAAAAGGTGCTGTATTATGGGATGAGAGAATTGCTATGTTTAATAAAGCTTGTGCAATTGATCCTCATGATACAGTAGTTATTGAAGAGTTATCTGAACTTATTAAAGCTGTTTCTAAGATTAATAGATGTAATAATAATGAACATCTTAAAAGTCTTATGGAAGAGATTGCTGATGTTAGAATTGTTATTGAGCGTATCATGCGTAAATATGATATTAAAGAAGACGATATTGATAAGCTTGTAGTGTTTAAAATAAATCGCTTTATTGATCGCTATGGCATCTAAAAATAAAAATGATCAAGTAAATCATCCTAAACATTATACTTCTGATCCTAGTGGTATTGAATGTATTGATGTTACTCGTCATAGAAATTTTAATATAGGTAATGCTATTAAATATCTATGGAGAGCTGGTCTTAAAGAAGACAAAGATCGTAAGCTTATTGATAAACAAGTTGAAGATCTAAATAAAGCTGTTTGGTATCTTGTAGATGAAATTCATCGTCTCGGTGGTAGATGTACCGTTAAGACTGATTCAATTAATACTTGTTTGCCTATTGATAATGAGAGTATCATTAATGCAACTTTAAATTATCATGAAAAGATTAATGGCCAAGATGTAAGTATTCTTGGTCTATCTAATGGTAATAGCGGTATTAGATTTAATATTGCAGATCATCTTAAATCTATTCTATTAGATCTATATCATATTAAAATTGAAAATGGTGGACAAACTAAACTTGATATGTGATGAAATTTGTTAGACCTGTTAGTGTTATTCATACAGCTCATAATCTTAAAGGTGGCTTACAATTAGCTGAATTTGCTGGTCATCTTTGTTATAAATCTGAAGGTAAGATTGAACCCGGAAGTTACGTTAAGTTTCTTTTGATGCTTATTGATAAAGGTCATACTTCGATTCTTGAGCATTGTCCTATTTATGTTTGTGGTTATCATGATATGATGA